CTGTCGCTTATCCCAAAACACAACTTCAGTTTCATTACCTGCTTCTTTGGCTTTTTTAAGCATTGCTTGTAGTTCTTTACGTTCTGCATACCAGCGTTTAAGAATACCTGGAATGACTCCTTCAAATTCATGTGTAAAGATTGTACCATTTGAACTTAACATCCAAGGAGTATGGCTGTCAAAAATTAATTTGTAAATCTCCGCCGCACTCATTGTGTCTGACTTGCCGTTTTCCCAGTCAATAGTTAGTGCAACGTCTTTTCTACAGGCCATTACTGCTTCGTATTCTTCTGTACCAAAGCGTCCTTCCCATGAACCTGCAAATGATTTCTTTTTTAAGTTCATATCTTCGTGTACTCGAGCTTCTGTAATCTCTGGACGCAACTGTCCGACGATAGTTTCTGGAGCCATGTTTAGCGAACGAATCACACTTGGATACAGACTGTTCAAGTCCATTGAACCAATCCATTTGTGTACACCTACTTTTGGAAATGCAACATACGCACCTGCCGCGGCAGTATTTTCATCATCACGTTTAGGACGATTAGGAACTTGTAGTCCTCTATGATGTGCTTCGTTAATAATTGCTTGTTCTGTTACTGCAACAGCACCCATTGTGGTTTGTAGCAAAACAGTATTTGCGTGTGCAAGTTCGTTACTAAGATCAATAAATCTTAGTTTTTTGTCCAACTTGTCCAGTAGTGCAACGTCTTGTCTGTTGTACTCAATGAACGTTCTGAAGTCATTGTTATAAAGTTGATCGAGTGTACCTTCGTACACAGTTTTCTTCTCACCAACTTCCATTTCGCCAATGGCATCAAGTCTGTAAGTATGTCTTTCTTCATATGTGTATTTACGATATAATTCCAAACTATCTAAATGCACTCTGCCTATTAGGTCATAGGTTTCAGCTTGTTTCCCATACTTCTCATACTCACGCTTTTTGGGCAGTTGTTTCCATAAGCAGAAACGTCTTGTATCATCTTTGCTTAGTACACGACTTACACGATTAACAGTGTAGGGAATATCATAACCTTCACTGTTCCAACCTGTCAAAATATCGCTGTCTTCAATTAGATCAAGGAATGCTTGAAGCATATCGCCTTCGTTGTCAAACAGGATAACATCTTGACCCCATTCTTTTACTTCTTCTTTGGCCTGCTCCATAGAGAGTGTTTTCGGAGGAAGTGCAAGTGTAATAAGTGCGTCTATCCATTGTAAATGTACAGTAATGGCAGTGATTGGCATAAACGGATCACTTGGATCAGCAAAGCCACGCTCTGGATCAAAATCTGTCTCAATATCAAAAAATGCAACGTTTAGTTTCGGAGCATCTTGATTCAAATAGTTTTCTGAAAGACATTGAAAGATAGGATTGATATCACTTTCAAATAAGTTTTTGTTTTTATTGATTGCTAATTCTTTACGAAAATCTTTGGTATGTTTACAAACTATTCTCGTAAGAGGATCACCATAGACACTTTTGTATTTGCCTCTTGGATCTTCATAGTAGAATGTGTATTTTACGGGATATTCTGTGTAGTGTCTTTGCCCATCTCGGCGTTCCACTACTCTGATAATATCAGAATCTCTGTCAAAGTATGCATCGACGTAACTCATGTTTCTCCTTCGTTGCTTATGGCCAACTTAACCTTCTACATGCCCGGCAATTGCCATTGGCGTACTAATACTTATTACAGAATCAATCCTGCAATATAAATTATGGTTAGTCCTGCGTTGAGAACTATTAAACTTTTTTCTTTCCATAGCACACCTATTAATACCCAAAGACTATTACTTGCAATAAATGCAAAAATATACCAAGGGTAAATATTAAATGCCGCTAAAGTTGCAGCTACCAATAGACATGCTGTACTAAACCATGCCAGCCACTGATAGGGTTTTACCACCATCCTGATGCTACTCCATATCCAAAAACATTGATTACTGCAAAGTAACCTGTTAACAACATTACCCATGCCGCACCTCTACGTGTTGCGGCGTAACACTGTGTAACCGATCCTACAAAAAATGCAGGATACACGATCAACATGTTTGGATTATCTGCGTTGATAGCAAGTGTCATACTTGCGCCAACGGTAAAAATAAAACTAACAAGTTCGAATGCAAATGCAATTCTGTCACTGCGATAACTGTTTGACCAAAAGTCGATTACTTTTTGCAATTACTTGTCCTTACCAACGGTAACAACAAGTGTTTCCAAGTCGTCAAACTCTTCTGCAACTCTTGACCAATCGCCTTTCTGTGCAATTTTAATTGCTTTGTTAATCATACTAGGTTTAATATCTAATTCCTCTGCTACTGCTTTTACAGTGTCTTTTAAACCAGCCTGTAAATCTTCTACTTCTTGTAATACTGTAACACCTTCATTTACTAGACGCTCCAGTTTGGCCTTTTCTTCAGGACCATATACTCGATCACTCATGCGATTCTCCTTAATTTATATCTATTATATAGGATTATTTAGGCAATGTCAACTGTTTTTTTCTTCGTCTTTGGTTTTATACTGCCATTCATCTGTGTGTCCTACAGACCATTTTGGTTCAGTTTCGACAGCATAATTTTGGGTACATACTTTAAAATCTGGTGTTAGTAGCTTTTCAGGTGTTAAACTGCTGTCACGCCAAATCACTCTATTATTTGGTTGTGCAGCAAATTGTCCATTATCAAGACGTATTACATTAAATGATTTGTGTTCCGGATCATGCTCTGAAAAGTTTGTATCAATATACGAATGATCTCTATGAGCATTATCTATTGTAAACTCATATTCGCCTGTGTGCATACGTCTATCTTTACCAAAAAATTCACATCTTGATAGTAGAGGTTTTTGGACTACTGTGATATCATAATCAAAACAGTCCCATAACTGTAAAACATCCAAAGGCAGTAGTTCTCCGTGATCTGTTTTCCATACAAATGCACTTATAGGCAATTTGTCATATAATGCACCGTAGTCTGTTAGCAGTGTTTCAAAGTATAGAGCTTTATACGTTGTTGATTTTACGCTGATCCAAATACCAGGAGTAAACTCGCCATGGCCTTTTTCGAGGTCATACAGATATTCTTTTCTTACGTAAACCGATATTGGGGGTAGGGGATGTACTAAAAATGCCATATCATCTGCGTTTATTAAGTTCTCTATACAGACGTTCTTTTATGGATTCTGTTTTTTTGTATTTGTCTTTGATAGCGCCAAGCTCTTCTTCACTTGCACCTTGTCTTCCTGCTGTAGTAGTTTCTCTTATGCGTTGTTTTACTATATCCATCATCTGGCTACCACTAGTGTTTAACCAAACCAAAATATTTCTATTTTTCATAAGCCACGCTTTTAATCCTTTAGGATTATTTTTATACTTTTCCATAGCTTGATCTAGTGCAATTTTTTCTGGAGCTTCTTCTTTTGGTTGTTTACCAAACAGTTCACCATAAGCACCTTTAAGAGGATCTAGGAGAGCATCTGATTCGCCCATGCCTGAATCTTTTTCTGCTTCGTCATTGTCATCAATTGTTTGAGGTTCTTCTCTAGATTGACGTTTTCTTTCTAGACTTTTTTGCATGCTTATGAGATTATTTCTTAATTGGGGAGTATTAATAATAACTGTTAGCAATTCAATGTATGGTCTAACCGCTTCTCTTTCTTCACCATTTAAAACAATTCCGTCTGCAGCTTTTTTTAATCCTCTTGCAATTAATGCACTAAAATCTTCATCAGGATCTAATGCGCCACCTAATGCTGTTACACCCGGAGTAAGACCTTTTAAATCTATATCGTCCTCGCCTACTAGTTTGTCTTTGAGTGGATGAGGTTGTTCACCTGTTGAACTTGGTTTAGAAGTCTTTGGCATAGGGTCAGAGCCTTTTGCTTGTCCTGCACTGCCAGTTTTTTGTGTACCTTCAGTGATTACTCCAGCAAGTTTTGCAAAATCGCTTACATTATCTATACCCAACGGCATTGAACCTTGTGGAACATTTACACTTTCATTGATATAATTTTTTTGTGGAGCAACTTCTTGAGTAGGAGCATTTGCCATTTGTAGTAGAGCTTGTTTGTCTGCTTGAGGATTAGATGGAAACAAGTCCTTCATCATTGCGCTCATTTTATAAAAGTCTGTCATATTAACCTCTACCTAATACCACCTGTATTGCTTTGTCTACGTCACTCTTTACATATCTTTTGGGAAACTCTTTGTCTACGTTCCTATAGATCCATTGTGTTCCTTTGCGTCTAATGTTTTTGTTCACCCATGTAATAAGTTCATCGTTTTGTGGGCCGTGCATGACTGTATCCCATGCTTTTGATAACCAATTTTCTTCTTGTAGTAGATCTTTAACAAGCATTAGTCAACCTTAACACAGTTGTCTACAGTTTTTCCGTTCTTTTTCTTAGTGCCCATGCGTCTGTAGCCTTTCCAGCATACTTTACCGTCAACACCTTTTTGTTTTTCTTCGTCTAGTGTTTTCCAACTCGGCTTACCGCACTCTTTACAAAGTTCATCTTTTGATTCTGTTTTTTTCTTCGATTCAAGCATAGCACTTAAACCATCTTTATACGAAGACTTTTTCTTTTCTGCAACCTGTTGTTGATCAAACTTCATTTCATAGTCAAGATTGTGATAAACAGAACTTATATAATCTGCGGCTTTGGTTATCTTAGCCTGTTGCCAACCTTCTATGCCTTTGGTTTCAGGAACCATAGCTAACATGTTGTGTAGTTTGATTGAATATTTTGCAAGTTTATATAGGTCTGAACGTGCCATTTGCACTTCGTGATCTTGTTCTACCCTTTGAGCCATGTCGGCTAATCCGCCTTCATTGACTTTCTTTTTAATTTCATTGTGCCGCATTGTTTTCTCCGTATACAGTATTTATGTGTTTTTACGTGTTTTTTTCTTCTTCTTTGGCTTTGGACCTCCACCAAGTAAATTAGCAAATTCCAAACCATTTTTCATTGTCCCGTCAGCATTATACATATTCCGACTTTGCATAGGGCCTAAATTACCTGATACAGTTGCGATACTTGATGCACTTGTTAATGTTTCTGTTACACCTTTTGTAACTTTACCTAAACTTGCTGCATAATTCCATGCATTTATAAACACAGGTTTAGAAACTGTAGCAGCATAACTTCCTACTTTAACAAGGGCACAAGCCCCCATTGCTAACAATAATTGTGCTCCAATCTGCATTGCCATATCCGTTTTGGTTAATTTACCACTCCAATAGTCTTCGAGTATTCCCCATACATATCCAGGGGCATGACCTGCAGTGCCTATTGCCACGGATAACATTATCCAATTTTTCATTGTAATATTTTGTAATCTAGCCGGAAAATTTGCAGGCATTGGAACATCATCTGCCACAGTCTTGCCGCGTCTCCAGATATTTCTCAATGTTTGTGAAGAGATTTTGTATGCTTTGTATCCTGTACCTGCTAAAGTCATGCTAATCAAAACATCAGCTATTTCGCCTCCTACATCAGTTGCAAAATCTGCATTTGTATATTCTTCACCATTTTCATCTGTTCCTCTATACCAATTTTCGTAAGCAGTTTCTAGATCTTGATAAGAATAATATGCACTTACTGCGCCAATAGTTGCAATAGCTGCCCAAACTAGTAATGGTGCTACTTCATTTAATTGTTCGCGACTTTCTGTAATTTCTCTTACTTTCATAATACTATTTATTTCTTCCTGATTTCATGTTTGCACACCAATGATACATTTTAGCACGTTCGCCACTTGCTTTTTTAGCTTTTGCTCTTAGCTCAGTAACACTACCACTGCAACTAGCACCTGCACGTCTTACACGCCCAGGTCGACTTTTTCCACTTACTTTACCATCTGCAAAGTTTTCTAGTATTTCTAATATTTGATCCGGTGTGTATCTACCACTGCGTAGAGCTTCTTTCGCCATCTTAGTTGCTGTAGCGTACATAACTGCTTCTGCATCA